TTCAGAAAATAGCCATTCTTCGGGTCAAACAGTGGCAATCTCGGAATAATTCCGTCCCTGCAATTTTCAAATGGAAAGTAATAGGCTGTATACATTATAACAACCTCCTGCATCTGCATAGAATTGCAATTTGGCTTCCGGCAGTGCCTCCGGTGATTGTAACCGTCACGCTGCTGTTGTGCTGTAAATAAGAGCTGATAGAAAACACCGCTTTCCCGTTTGCTTCTTCGATTTCTTTAGCAGTTCCGTTGATGGTTACCGTGCAAGGAAATTCTGCAATGACTGTAACCTCTCCATAAAGTCCACCAACCCTGCCATTCGGAGCATACAGTGTTTCTGTAATTTCTCCAGATTCGCTCAGTGTCAGTGCATCCGGAAGGCTTCCGGAAAAATCGGTCGCATCCCAAAGGAATCCCTTTTGCAATGGAAAATTATCATAGCAATACGGCTCTATATCGGCGGAAATGGTGAAAACAGCATGCTTGGCATCTTCCATGGTGGAATCTACGGTGCAGCGTCCACGATAGGCATAGCTGGAATTGCTGTCTGCAACAATGGTACAAACTTGCCCGTGCAACTCTTGCCGGACGTTTTGATAGAGCTTGTGCCATTCTGCCATCGTACAAGCTGCCACAAATGTTGCAGATAGCGTTGCATTCTTGTAAACCGGAGAGCCAGTCAAAGCTTCAGAATAATCCAGTAACCCGTTTCGCCCTGGAATATCTACGGTAAATGTTTCTACTTCTGGGGCAGTGGCAGAAAAATCCGTCCAATATAGCCCCAATCCATAGCCACCATTGGTTCTTCCAGTGTAGATGCCAACGTTCGCTTCTGCATAAGGCTGTTCTGCACTGATATATTGTAATTGATGGGATTGAATCCACCGAATTCCGGTTTTTCGTTCCTCGATACCATAAAACTCCAATCACGACACCTTCTTTCGTTTCCGCCCGTTTGCTTTGTAAATCGCTTCTACCCATGCCGTTCCTTGTGCTGCATCGGCTTCCAGAACCTGCTGCACGAGCTGTTGCTGTCGTTCTTTGTTGGTATGCTTCGGCTGCTTTTTCCAGAGCTTCTGCGGCTTTTTACCCTTTTTCCGGAACGCATTGGAAACTGCATTTAGAACCGCACCTGCCAAAAGGTTGGTATCTGCTACGACTTTGTTTTCATACGCTTTCAAAATCAACGCCCGTTCCGTTTCGGTCAGGGCGTTGTAATCTGCTTTGGAATAGCCGAATTGTACCGCAAAAAAAGCGAAATCTTGGCTTTTTCGGAACTGTTCCGCTTCTAGGTCAGGCTTTTCTTTACTGGTCGGAAAATATTCCCATTCCACCAGCCTTACCGGAATAAAAAACCGCAGTCCTCCTGAATCTGTTCCAGCGTTGCTGTAAACAGTGTACCATATCCAACATCCTGTACCTGCTGCTGGGCAAATTCCAGAGCCTTCTTGATAGGAGCATAGTCCCCTCGGTCATCTGACAAGCCGTAAGCAAACAGCGTGCAGAGTTCGGAAATGGTTGGATATTTTCCATTTGTGATGGAAACCATCACGCCAGTAATGGCATTTCCAAGTATCTTTTCCAACTGCTCCATTCTGCCGATGGTGTAATGCAAGTGATATTCTTTGTCTTTGATAAAATAGGTTTGCATAAGTTCCTCCTTATTCCGTTGTCAAATCTTCCGGCATATCCGTTACCTTTGTAGCATCTTCCGTGGAGAGATTTGTTAAGTCTGTTAAAGCACCGTTGCCAGAAAAGCTCAAAGAATAGGTCATGCTGTCATCGTATGGAGCTTCCAGCGAATAGTCTGTAATGCAAGCCAGACCGCCAAACAGCGGCTTTTTCTCCTTGGCATCAATGACCTTCAAGCAGACCATATCGCCGTTCTCAAAATATTGCCCGAGCAGCTTGTGCGATTCTGCATTCAGAATGTAAATACCATCGTTGTCAATCGACCATTCTTTCATGCCGGGAATCTGTTTTTTCCAGCCGCCTTTTGTGTCTTTGCTGGACACTTCCACCGTGTCAGCACTGCGGTTAATGGTTAAATTCTGCTGCCCTGAAATTGCAAGCAGCTTAGAACCGTCTGCGTTGTAGATGCAAAGCAGAATGTCCTTCCCGGCTTTTGACGCATCTTCTGAAAAATCACAGTAAAAATTGTTATCATAACTTGACATCGTATTTCCTCCTAAATCTTACATTTCAATCCATAACTCACCATGATTTCATAGGAAATCACGGCATGATATTCGTTTGTTTCGTCCTGCTGCAAAGACTGCACACCGGTTTCTGTTTGCAGCACCAGTGTAATTCCGTCCGGAAGCATGATGGATTCCGTCAACGATTCTTCTACCGACTGTATCATGCTGTAAATTTCTGTTCTGGCATCGCTCGGTGTTGCAATCGCATGAATCTGTACGGTAAAAATTTCCTTGAACATCGTTTTACTGGAAGCATCCCGTTTTCCGACCATCTCTACAAATAGAAATGGAGAAGGGGTGTCCTTCTCCACAGCATCATAACAAGCATAACCGGTATTTTTCCGGAGATTTTGCAGCACAGCAGCGGCAATCTCCGCAAAGCCGGCTTTTCGCAGCATCATTCTGACCTCAGTCCTCCTTTAGCTCATCTTTTAGCATCTGTTCAAATTGAGGGCGAACGGCTTCTACAGAACGCTGCAAAAACCGTTGCCCCGGAACATAGGAGGCTTTCAGTCGTTTCCCAATCTGTGGAACGAATCGTCCCGGCTGCTGCCGATGCCCATATTCTACATGGGGTGCATAGTGCAGCGTGTAGCCGACCACTCCATTGATGGTAGTATCCGATTCTTTCGGCAATTCAGTTCGGATGCTCTGCCGCAGCTTTCCTGTATCAGCAGGCGTGTTTCTCGTTGCTTCCCGTGTCAACAAGCCAACGGTTCGGTTACAAACTGCAACGAAATCCGATTTTGATTTTTGCTCCAGTGCAGCAACTAACTCTTCTGTTCCGTTTAGAATGATTTTGATTTTCACGTTGTGCATCTCCGTTCTGGGAGGGTTTGATACCATCGTTCCAGATACAACATCCGCCACCGCCCATGCAAATCTTTGATGGAAGTAATCCGATAGTCTTCCGAACCAGCACGCACCACATCTGCTTCTTTACAGCGTGCCAGCGGAGCATCTGTCAACAGTTTTCGCTGCGTTTGGGTAACATCTCGCCCGACTAGCTTCACGTCCTCCGCCGTCCATTCTGTGAATCGTCCTGTATACCTGGTACAAGCTGCACAAGGCTCTTGTAATGTAGTAATAGGATTGCCTAAAATATCTGTTCCGGTCTGGATGGCTTTTAAAAGATGAACGGTGAAATAGTGCATGGTTGCTGCCTCCTATCACAAAAAATGAACCGTGCCGCTGCCGTTTTCCGCCGCCTTGGTTTCTCGATAAGCGGTAAACTCATCTTCGTATTCCGCCAGAACATCTTCCACAAACGTAGTGGAAATTGTATCCGCTCCTTCAGAGCTAATACCTTCATAGTTCCAACGTCGAAACAGTTTGACAACGACTTCCGCTGCAATCGGTTCTAACATTTCCGGCAGCGTTGCTTCTCGTACTCGCAAGCAGATTCGCAAGCTTGCAATATCGCAAAGTTCCAGCAGTTGCGGTGTGTTCTCCGCTTTCGGTTCATCCTGCAAGCGAATCTGTACCCGCTCCAGCAGTGTCATGCTTACGCTCCAGTCGCAATCGTGCCAACAATGACACCATCCAGCCGTTCTGCAAACAGTACAGACCCCGTTAAAATCGTGGTCTCATAGTTTGCACGCGTATAATCTGCGGTGTGGGTAATGCCAACCAGTCCCGTTGCATCTGTTGTAAAGCTGAATGCCTTGTTGATTTCCCCACCGGAGATTGCCGGATATGCCAGATTCAGGTTATCGGCAACGGTTGCATAGAATGTTCCTGCCGGAACACTGGAGTTAGACATGACTTTGACATCCAAAAATGTCTGGAAATACGTCATGCCAAAAGCAGTCTGCGTGGTAATGTTGGTCTGCTCCCCAAGATATTTTGAAATATCCTGCGGATTTGCAATCACAATCACGCCATCGGTTGCATCATTCTCAAAGAGTACCTGCAACTTTCCCCAAGCATCTGCTACGGCGGCTTGAAAGCCAGTGCCGGTTGCTGTACCAGTACCAGTTGCCAAAAACGTCACCAAAGAGGAGCGAATGTTGCTCTGAATCTGTTTCAACAACTCATTGTCTGCCTGCGAAACCGCAAGGTCAAAGCCGCTGCGTTGGATGGCTTCCAGCGTTACTGCCTTCCGGTACTTCTTGTAAGCCAGTTCATAGGTATTTGCCAGCTCTACTTCCACCTTGGACAGCGGAATCAAGTCGCCTTCTGCAACGTCTCCATTCGCCATGGTTACCTTGTTTTTGTATACTTTGATGATAGAACCGTTCGCCATTGCCGTACGTCTGGTAATGCCCAGAAGCTCCTGCAATTTCTGGATGCCATCGACAAAGCGATTGGTAAAATCAATCGACTGTGCCTTGGCAAAATCGGTGGTCAAATTGGTATTTGCTTGTACTGCCATAATAAATTAACTCCTTTACTCAAATAAATTCATGTTGTCCCGAATCGCCTGTAACCGTTTTCCTTCATCAGGAATGGCGAAAATCTGTTCTTTCGTCATGCGTCCTGACGCTCCGGTCTTGGGCGGTTCGCCCTTTAAGCGTTCCTTGACGGCGTTTTCTACCGCTTCTGTAAACAGCGTTTCAAAATCTTCCACCTGTGTTTTGGTGGTCTTTGCGTCCTCTGCAACCACGGCAGCTACCAGAGAATCCGGCAAATGAATGCCTTTTTCGGATAGCATTTCCCGTGCGGTTTTCTGCATCTGTGCCGCTTCCACCTGCTTTTGCAGGGCTTGAAGCTGCTGCTTGTAGGAATCCCGCTCCGTTTCTGCTCGCTGCTGGTCGGTCATTTCTGCCAGTTTCTTTGCTTCTGACTGCCGCTGTTCAAAGCCTTGGAATGCTTCCGCAATCATCTGCGAAACGGCTTCTGCGGTCAGGGCTTCCGCCGGTTGTGTTGGTTCGTTCTGTGGCTCTGCTGCTTCCGGTTCGGTTGCCGTTGTGCCTTTGGTTTCTTCGCTCATTCTGTATTACCTCCATTCAAGTATTTGTCAAACGCTGTATGCAGCGTTTCCAGTGTGTGCAGGGCTTCGGTTCGTGTTCGTTCCAAACCGTCATCGCCCAGCAGAATCAGGCAGGGAAGGCGTTTGACATGATGTTGCCTTGCAAGAGCGTTCCCATCGTATCCGTCATTGCAGCGGAATTGGTACAAGGGAATGCCGGTTTCTATGGAAAACTGCTCTGCCACCGGCTGCATTTGCTTACAGGGTGGGCAGTAGTCCGCATGAAAAAAGAGAAGCTGCATAAGATTGCTCCTTTCTGTTTTTGGGTATGAAAAAAGCACCTCGTTTGAGATGCTTTTATAAAAATGATTCTTTTTTTGTAAGTATTCTGGTCTTATAGTCTTCCAATTACAGCACCAAGAAGAATCTCAAATGGTTTCCCAAGAAATTCCTTTGCTTTCTGCATCATGCCGTTTTGGGACAAATATTCTCTGCCTGCTTTCGTAATTGAAAACGTACCGACTTCTAAAATCTGTTCCATATCCTTTGCGGCAATGTACTGAATGCCAGAAACATATCCGGATTCAATCAATTCTCGCATAATTACAAGCCAGTATGTTCTTGTAATATGGAACAGGCGACATTCCCATGCAACATCTGCAATCGATGTTTTTCTTCCGGATTTCAGGCACTCATATAGATACTTGAGAATTTTGTACATGATAATTTCCATATCATCTTTCGCCATATAATCACCTCAAAATTTTACTTCTTGTTTGTGGTTAAGCGTTGCAGTTGATTTTCATAGCATGTAAACAAAGGAAAACGCTCGCCATAACCGCCTTCTTGTTTTCCTTCTATATCGCTTTCAACTGTAATTGTTTTCTTACCTTTTATCGTTGTAATGTCCACAATTGTGCCAGGAATATTCTTTTCTTTTATTAAAACTTTTTCAAATAATTCAAACATGTTTTTTCCCTTCTCGATGAGCTGTAATCAATCGTGGCTTACTTTCTGAATTATCTTTTTTCCAAACTACTTTAAAATTTCTCTTTTTTGTTACTCCCAAATCCATATACATACAAAAATCAATAGAACCATCTGGCTTTTCTATGCGTGCAAAAGCTGTTTCCATATTGAAATTCAATGCGATGTCATCGAAAAGCAACTCATAATCATCAGGTGTATAGCCAACATCAAAAAATTCTTTTGAATGCTTCGCACCTGGTTTCAACAAAAACTTTTTTATTTTATCTGGATGAATCTCAAATCTTTCATCTGTTTTTATTATACTATCTTTCTGCGTATCTGTCAATAAAATTGCATCTGATTTTCCACTTCCAGAATCGGCGTTCAACCGCCTCTTTATCGTCGCCAAATCCTCGACCACCGGCATAACGGTACATCTGCACCAAGGGTGCATCGGTGGGAAATTCAAGCCGGCATTCCGTTTGCTGATTTCAAATGTCTGTCCACTCAACGCACGGCAAGTTTCACAGGTGCGGTGGTCTTCTACACAGAGATATTCATAATGCGTATAAGCTGCATTCCGTTCAAATGGTCGAATTTTCGCTTCATTGGATAAGTACGTATCTTCTGTAAAAACCAGCCGTTCTGCTTGCTTCTGCGATGTATTTTCAAACTTTTGCTGCAAGATTCTTGACATGGTTTTGTAATCTTCACCACGAATCAGACCGTTTGCAATCTCGTTTTGTAAAGTCTGTGCTAAGGCTTCTCGGTTTGCCCAAATCCGTTCAGAAAAATCTTTGCCATTGCACCAAGGATTCCCAATCACAACTTGCAACATCTCGCTGTCAATCCGGTAAAAATTCGTCCCGAATCCCAACTGCTCCGCTGCATAGTTTGCATATTTCAACGCCTGTTTCTCAAAGTGTTCTCGAAATTTCGCTTGCTCAATCGCTCCGATTTTCAACTGCTGCAATACGATGGAAGTCTGCAAACCTTCCAAGCGGTTCAGTTTGTAAATGCTTTCTCGAACAGGGAGCAGGTCGGCAAACTCTGGATATTGCTTTGCAAATTCATCCATGTTTTGCAGCAGCAGTTGCTTGTCTGCATCCGGTAATTCTAGCAGCAATGTGCGGAATGCAATCACATTTTCTTCGCCATATTTGGCATAGTACGCTGCGATTTCTTTGTCCAGTGCTGCATATTCCTGTTCATAGTATTTCGACAACTCCGAGAAGAGCTGCTTTTCATCTTTGCTTAAAGATACATCCAATTCTTGCAGCCGCTTGCTCCAGTAGGTATCACTCTGCATCGCCTGTCACCCGCTCCGCCTGTAACGCATCCGCCGCCTCACCGCCGTTCTCCAAGTCGATTTTCTCCAGTTCTGTCTGTGGGTCATCCACCGCAGAAATGACAGAAAGCTGTGTTTCCTTGGATGTGATCCCTGCCATCTGTGCAGCAGTCTGGGCTTCCTCCAGCAGGTTCTTCGGGGCGTTTTGCGTAAAGCGGTAAGTAATTTGCATCCAGTCATCAGTCGCCAGTTTGCTGGCTGGATGGGCGGCAATCAGTCGCCAACGCTGATTCATGGCACTGGCAAACTTTCGGCTTTTTGCAGCTGCTTGGTTTTTCATCGGCTGTAGTTTGTACGCCAACGCCGTGCCGGAACTGCTGCCGAAGGATTCATCCGAAATATTTGCAACCATGGACTGTGCAAAAATCTGGTCTTCCAGCCGGTTCAGCAAGTTTTCCTGCGTAGCGTCCGCGGCAGGCTTTTGCAGGAATTCGACCCGAATGGCGTTTATATCGTCCGCATCCATCGGCGGCACGTGAATCACACGGTCGCTGCGAATGGTATGCAGATTTTCTTCGTCCACCTGCAGCCCCATCAGCAGCAAATACGCATCCGCAAAGTAATCCACATCGTTGGCTTTTTCTGAGATTGCCTATTCGTTTTCGGCATCTTCTGAGATATCTGTTAGTTTCTGATATACGAACTGGAATGGTTCTTCATTTTCAATATATTCAATCAGCGGAACGCCGCCGAAGTAATGCGGCTTCGGGTCATCAAACCGCAGTCCGTCCCCCGCATCTGAGAACGGAATTTCTTCCGTTTGGCTGTAAACACTGCCCATCAGGATGTTATCCGTTGTCCGGTAGTATCGCACCCCGTACAAAGGTTTTCTTGCAACGGAATCATCATAGACAACAAAGCATTCCAGCGGGGAAAGATAGGTTGTGCAGATGTGGGCGGTTTCGTCTGTGTAAAGCAATTCAAACCCGTTCCCGTAAATGCTGCAATATTTTGCAAGTTCATAGTTGCTGTCGTCTTGGTCATTGTACTGCTGAATGGCTTCCAATGTTTCTGCAACGGCTGCATCTGGGTGCATGGTTTTGACAGGAATCCCGATGAAGTAGCCGTTGAAGGTATCGACAATGTATTTTGCAAAGTTGCAGATAATGCGGTTGTCCGGTTTCCACGGCTCTTTCTTTGGTTGCAGCTGAATGGGATGCCGTCCCTCGTACAAATCTTTCAGATATTGCAGCCGTTTGCAGTCCACTGTGTGTTGCTGTAACCAGTATTGCAGCTTTTCGATGGTCAGCGGTTTTTCCGGCGACTGAATATAATAAAACGGTCTTCGGTACATTGTGTCCCTTCTTTCCGGTTAAAATTTTCCGATTCTGGTCGGCTTTGGCTGTTCTCGCAGGATGGTGGATACAAAATAACGGATGTCATCCATCGCATGGTCATTTTCTTTAATGGGGCGGTCTTGGCTGCTGGATTCGTCCCAGCGATAAAGGGCGAACTCCCGAAAGCTGTTTTTGCAATCCGGCGAAAACAGCAGCTTTCCTTGTTCCAGAGCAGCCGCCGTTCGCCGGATGCCCTCGACCACATCATTTTTTCCTTTTCGCACCAAAAAGCCTGCCTGCCGCAGTTCTGCAATAAAGCTGGCAGCGGACGGGTCGACAATCACCGCCGAAATGGATTTCCCGGCGGTCAGCTGTTGAATACTCTGCAAATATTGGGTATTGGTACGCTGTCGCTTCTGTTCTCTGCCGCTGTAATAATACTCAGCGACCCGATAGGCGGTTGTTCCATCATAGCACCACAGCCCCGCAGAAAAAGCGTTTAGTGTGCCGTAGTCAACAGAAACATACCATTCGCCCTGCGGATGCGGCAAAGATTTGACATGCACCGCCTTGTCAAACATCGGATAAATCAGCCCTTCTGCAACGCACCACAGCCCTTTGATATAGCGATTATAAAAGACTCCGGTATACAACCGTTCTGCATCTGCAATTTGCTCTGGCGACAGAATGGGGTTGTCCTGCATCGTGAAATGTAAGTGCAACGCCTTTTTCTGACGGGTGTTGCAAATCCACTCTTTATAGAACCAATGTTCCGCCGATTCCGGATTGCAGTTGAACCAATATCGGGCTTCTGGCTCTGACAGCGTTCTTGCAACTGCCTGATCCACAAAGGACTTCGGCATCAATGCCACTTCATCAAAAAGGACACCACTTAATGTGATGCCCTGTACCAGTGTATAACTGCTTTCGTCCTTACCGCCGAAGATGAAGAATGTATTGGTGTGGCTTCCGCTTTGGATAATAATTCGCTTATTTTCCCCACGGATGTATTGTAAAGAATAATAGTCGGTAATGTCCGGCATATTCAGCAGCGGCAGGATGATATTGCGTTCTGTGCTGCTGATGGTCTTTCCGCAGATGCCGAAATTTTTCCCGTCAAAAAATCGCATCGCCCAATGTACAAAGCCCAGAATCATAGAAACGGTTTTGCCGGAACGCACTGACCCGTCACAGATGATTGCTTTCCGATTTTTGAACTTGGTCAGATGTGCCCATTTCAGCACCAGTTTCTGCTTCGGCGAAAGTTTCGTAATTGGTTTCATCGTCTGCTCCTAATGTTTCATAAAGTTTGGATGTTTGGTCTTGCAACTGATTGGATGCGGTCTGTTTGCCACGTTCTCGCAATTCAAAGTATAAGCGGATTGCCTGTAGATTTCCGGCTTGTATCTGTTTGCAGAGCGATTTCCAAACCATTGCAAGTTCTGCATCTGCGTACTGAGCAACCAACTGATTCACCAACGCAACAAAGTCCGGATTCCTCAGCCAGCGGTAGAGCGTAGCCCGTGAAACACCGGCTTCTCTTGCAATCTCTTCTTTCGTGCCGGAGAAGTCCGGATTTGCAAGCAATTCCGCGGCAATTGCCATGCGTGCATCTATGATGTTGCATTCTGTTTTTGTTTCATTTTGTTTCATCCTCCCTCCCTCCGTTTTTCAGGTATAAAAAATCCGGACGGGAGAACTTCCCATCCGGATTTCATTTTTCGATATTACTATTATAGCACATTGTAACTGTGTCAAACAAGTCCAACTTCTAATAGTTTCAAAGCCCTTTTATGCATCCTTTTGGACTTTGATTCTGAAATGTACATCTTCCCGTTAATCCATTCCCATTTTTTTCCTTGCACATACCGATACCGCATCAATACCCGTAAATCCGGCGGCAGCTTTGAAATTTCCTGTTCTACCTGTCGGATGTCTTTCATCAGGCTGCCTTTTAACTGTTCATACCAATTCGATAGTTCTTCCAGCCGTTCCACGTACGTCTGCACGGCTGGAATCGGCTCACCTTTATGCTTTGGCTCGCTGTCATAGCAAACCGCTCTCGTACTGCGTGCATCTGCCTGAATCTCTGTAAGCAGTGTTTCGATTTGATGCAGTTCTTTCCATTTGGCATTGCATTGTGTCAGGTCTTCTTTCGTCATCCTCATTTCTCCTTTGTTTTCAGCAGCTTTTTTACATCATCTTCATACCGCCATTTGCATTGCGACCCGTCACAATCACTGTTGCAGCAGTGGCAGTATTCGTTTGCTAAACATTCTTCATACGGGCTATATTCCGCACACTCTTCAAAAAGCCCCTCTGCATCATCTGCTACTTTTTTCAGCATCTGTTTCAGCTTCTGGTTCTCCTGTTCCAGTTCCTTGTTTCGCTGTTCGAGCAGTTCCACGGTTCGTTCCAGCGGCTGAATCGTTCCAAGCAACGTCTGTTTGATTTCATGCATTGGATTTTCATCGTAAGCACGTTTGTTCCATCTTGTTGCATATTCGCCGATACAGCCTGATTCAAGGCATGCATCGCCTGCTCCAATCGAAAACGGCATACAAATATCATCCAGAATGCAGGATTCCTCTTTATTTATGTCGTAATCTTCATGCAGGAAATACAAATAATTTCTCCGCTTTCCGTCCCTGCCTATCTGCACATCGTTATGAAACTGCATTTTCCGTCCGCAGAACGGACAAGGTTTCAGCCTGTTGCCAAGTGTTCCTATCGTTTCTCCAAGAGCTTGCTGCCGTCTGTTCCAGTCCTGACAAGCCTTGTACTTGTTTGCAAACCATTCTCCGGTGCTGTTGTGTACCCCATTTTCAGAGCAAAACAGCTTGTAGCAGTGTTCTGCTTTTTCCGGATCTATGTCGTAAATGTCATTGATTTTCGGCACAGCCCCACAAATTGTACAGGGCATCAGATGTTCAATTAGTTTTTTCATTTTCGCACTCCCTCTCAAAATGTAACGGTGACATTTAAAACCGCCGCAGCCAACCAATAAACCGCCCGTCTGTGGTCTTTATGCCACAAACAAACCGCTGCTGCACCAACATCCAGCAGTATCATGGCAATGGGCAGGATTTGCGTGGCGTTGATTTTGCTCATGTTTCCTCCTCAAGGATAGTCACGCCTGTGACAAGTTCCAAAAATTCTCTGCCATCATCGGTTACTGCAAACCAATTTTTTCTATACTCTTTCATAAGCCCGATTTCGACAAGGCTCTCAATGCTCGCTATGTCTGCCGGACCTGCATCAAAGTAGTTTCGATAAGGGGCATATCTGCGGTACTTTGTGCCTCTTATCCTACCACGGTTAAAGCCTATTGTATGCTTCATGATATCAATCTGCTTATAGGTTATTTTGTCTATTTTTTTGAGATTCAGCATGATTCACCATCTCTTTCATGTTTCCATCCGTACCACTGTGTTTTTAGCTCGATTGCTCCGACGTTGTGCAACCCCCGTATCTTTCGTATCTGTGACAACTTCTCATTTGCTTCGTACACCGTCGAATATAACAATGGATGCATGTTTCCATTGTTATCAAGCTGCTGCAACCATTTTCCGGTTGTTGCGTCTCGAATGCCATACAGCGGACAGTGCTGCACATCCAGTTTTAAGATTTCCTGTGTCATGTCGTTCACACAGACAAAAGCTTTTGGCTTTGCAAGTTCCTCTGCTGTGAATTTTGGTGGCTCTATCAAATACGAATCGAAACGCATATCAACCAGCTTTAAAAGCCATTGCGTGCAGATATTGTATTCCTGTGCGACTTCTTCGGCTGATCCGCCGCTTAGGTAATCAGATACCGCACGACGCAGCCGCTTTTCTTCGTCCTTCCAGTTCCGAAAGATTGCATCCCGATATTCTCCACGCCGATTCTTGTAAAAATATCGAACTGTGTGAACAGTAAGTTTGTATTTGTCACATAACGCATTGACCGAGCAACGGTCTACAAAGTAATCATAGGCAACTTGCATTTTAAATTGCTCGGAATATTTTTTTGGCATAGTCATCCCTCTCTTGTTACATCGGCTCATCCAAGTTATAAATCAAACTTGCATAAGCCGCTGCATTTTCTGATACTGGTGGGTCTTGCTGTTTCTTTCCTTTGTGCGGTGTTCCCTCTGTTTTGCCCCAATATTGCAGGGTCTTTTTCCAGTTTCGGATAAAATTCCCGTTTTTCGTCTTCCAATCTCTTTCCGTGTAATAGTCATAAAACTTTTGCACATCAATGTGGATTCTCTCTTGCTCTGCAAATAACCGGATTTCTTCCAGCGTTGGAGGAAAATTTTGGTTTTCTGCATCTAAGATAGATAGATAGATATCTTCTTTATCTTCTTCTATCTTCTTATTCTGTTGGGACGACTTTGGGACGACCTCGGGATTATCTTGGTAATCACCTGGGGAAATGCTTGGGACGTTCTGAAACTTATCATAATTATTTACCGTAAATACGGTGCATTTCGGGTATTTGCACCTTGTGATTTCGCCTGTGGTTTCAAGGTGCTTAATTGCAGTCCTTACTTTGTCCACACTTAGCTTAGTTTCGCTTGCCAAAACGGCATAACTGCAAATCCGGCTGCCACAAGGTACGGTGATTCCGTGCCATTGCCTTTTTGCTATATTGACGGTCAACAGCAGATGCAGGAAGACCGTTTTTGTGTTGATGTCATCGTACCACTCCCAGTTTAAAAGTGACCGATATAGCTTAATATAACCGCTTTCCAACATCCACCATCACCTCTTTTCTTAGAATGGTACGTCCCCATCGCCGAGAATCGTTTGGAAGTCGCTAAGGTCGTCAAGGTCAATTACCGGCGTTGACTTACCAGCATTTTTGACATCCGCCTCATAGGTATGTACAACGCTTTGCGACTGATTGACAACATCCTGCATCGGGTTGCTATAGGGCTGCGTCTGCGGCTCACTGTAAGCCGTTTGCGGTGTGGGCTGGTAGTTTTGCGGTTGGCTGTTATAATCGCTCTGCGTGGCGTTCTGAGCATTCTTTGATTCTCCGAAAGTCACATTGTCCGCTTGCACGTCCATAGCATAATGTTTCACCCCGTTGCTGTCCGTGTAATCTGCGTTCTGCAGCTTGCCCTCTACGATAATCATCGACCCTTTACGGAAATACCGGCTGACAAATTCCGCTTGCTGCCGCCAGCTGACGATGTTGATAAAATCCGCTTTCTGGTCGCTGTTTTTGCTGTACTGCCGATTGACGGCAATCCGAAAACGGCAAACAGCAATGCCGCTTTGTGTGTTTCTGAGTTTCGGGTCTGCACACAACCGACCCATTAAAATTACCTTGTTTATCATTGTTTTTGCTCCTTTCGCAGCGGTGCAACCGCTTTTTCGTAGTTCCGATAGTAATAGTAAAAGATTTCCAGCAGCTTTTTGGCTGTGTCCTCTTTTTTGACAAATGACACCTGTAAGCCGCACCGATTGCCTGATCGCAGCGACCGCAGAGCGAAATAGACGGTTTCGCCGATACGTTGCACCTTTCGATTCTGGGCAATCATCTGCTTTTCTGGGATTTCAAACGCCTTTAGTTCTTCCTCTGATGTTACGCCCTCTAAAATCAATTCCATGTGCTGGGCATTCTTTGCAGCTGCATCAAATTCTTTCTGAATGCGTTCCCGGTCGTGGACGAAGTTCCCGAAGAGTTCGTCCACGCTTCCTTTCCGTTCAACGATGCAGGAACGCTCGAAGCACTTTCCATTGATTTCAAAGGAATAATCTCCGAAGTCCAGCTTGCGGCTTTCTGTAGCAATCCCATTTGCGTGTAAGTACTGGATGATGTGCTGATTGCATTGCTCTCGGGTGTCGCAGAGAACTTTGACTTTCTTTGCAAATGCTTTTCTGTCTGTCATTTTCCTGCCCCCTTAGATGCCTGAAAGCAGCTAATGCAAAGCCCTCTGCATTGCTTGTAAATGTCAATCGGCTGATACAATCGCCCATCCTTGCCTTTGGCGGCTTGTATGGGCTTTTTGCAGCTGCTACAGTAAATTTGTTGACGGGGCTGCTGTTGCGTTGCTGCGGGGACATTTCCAGCGGTCTGGTAAGCGTCTGTATCTGCATCCTTTGCATCGTCAATGCAGAGCAGACCATTCAACGCATACTTTCGGGCATAGCTGGATGCCGTGCCGGTAATCTGACTGGCGTCCATGCCTTTCTTGTCGTCCGGTTCTCTTGCAAAGGCAGTCGCTGTAATAGCACTGCATCCGCCTGTGACATCCTCTGCCGTTGCAGTTGCCTTTACATAGATGCGATTGCCAACCATGACAATATCATCGGAGCAATAGATTAGCACATTGTGTTTCATCGCAATCGGTTTGACCGCCTCTAAGATGTCCTCGGCACTGCGGTAGTTGTACTTTCCAAATTTGTTGTACTGCCCTTTTGGGGCTTTTAGTTCGTTCTGGATTGCCAGCAACCGCTCCGGCAGCTGCCGTTCATCGGGTTTCTGTTCCATCTTCTGTTCGTCCATGTTCTTCACTTCCTTCTACCAATTCCAACGGGCATTCAAAGCCCACATAACGGGTTGGCTCTACAATGTACTCACCGGTGATGTTACAGCGATTCTTGTACTTGTCATACATCTGACAATATGCACATTCGATGTGTGCGACATCGTGGAACGTCACCGGAAAGCCAAATTCATAGTTGACCCGCACGAAAACATATTTTTTCACGCCGGATTCAAACATCTTCTGCGTTCATCTCCCTTACAAGGTCGGCGGCATAGGTCGTGACTGTGACACTTTCCACCCATTCTGCAAGGCAATCCTCGCAAAGCCAAGCGTCATCGTTACCGACAATCCGAATCAGTTTGCTGTCGCCGGATACTTCCGCACCGCATCCATCACAGTAAACATGCGGCACACGTTTTGCACCGCAGTTTCCGCACCGTTCGCAGCAGCAGCAATCATTCTCAATCTTCACCATCTGTTTCCACCTCATTGCTTTCTAAAAAGTCCAGCTGGCTGAGATTCAGATCTTCTTCCTGCTTTGCCGCTCTGGCAAGCCGCTGGAGTGTCCGATTTGTGTCTGGCAGGAGGCATTCTTTCAATTCTGCTCTGAGCTGGTACAGTTCCTGCATTTCATCCATGTGGTTTGCTTCTTTGTATGGATCCAGTGTTGTGCTGTCAGCGTGTACAGATTCTGCAATCAGAATTGCCCGTTCCACTGCTTGCAATCTTGCAAAAATATCACGTTTCATTTTTTACTGTCCTTTCTGTTTTGGCATTTTCAAGTTCAAATTCCATTTGCCCATCTATGTAATCCGGATTTTCCATCCACCATTCGGACACCGCTCGTCCGCACTCGTCCGCACTCGTCCGCACTCGTCCGGATGTCCATCTTTCGTTACTTGACACTCCTTTCTCCCTATGATAAAATAGGGTTGTGCAATTCTTTCAATCCCCGTTACCGGTTGCTGCCGGTGCGGGGATTATTTTTTTGCCCGCTCCTGCATCAACTCTTTTTGCAGGATGTCACATTTTTGCTCGGTCAATTTAAGCAACTTTCTCAAACTGGTTGTAAGCTCGCTGTCTAAGATTTTGATGGTGTTTAGTTCGGCATCCTCAGACCATTTTGCTTGTAACCGGTCACGCATTCTGCGTTTTCGGTGCTTTTCCTTGGCTTTCCGGACGTTTTCGTCACGAACGATTTTCCCACACGTTGGGCAATACTTGAGTGCGATATGACTGTAGTAGTCGTTGTGATAAATGTCACTGATCGGCATGCCGCACCGCTGGCAGTATTTTGTTGTTTGCATTTACATCCACTCCCCTACTGCGTTTATATCCCTGTTTGTATCCTCGCTTGTATACCCAAAACGAGGATTTTTTACTGCTTGTTTGTCGGCAGGGGACTGCTGCACCGAACCGCACAAACATCCAACAGCTGCCGTGCAAAGTCATTGACAATCTCCGGTGGAATGTCAGTCAGCGTGGTATGTATCCGTTTGCCGCAGTGGTCAAAATGAGTAATCTCAATGGGCATGCCCTCGCCGCTCTCAACCGCAACCACGGCATCATCCAGCAGCCGGTTGCACTGCTCGTACTGTCGGAGGTTGTCCGCCTGCCGGTCTGCCTGTTCCCGTGCAGCCTCGTAGTCAAAGCCGACCGGCACGGGCTTTAACTCGTTTCCGGTTTCGGCTGCCTGCTCATCCAGCAGCCGATTATGCCGCCGCCAGGCAACCCAGCAGATAGCGGCAGCAATGCCGCCTAAAATCAATCCTTGCATGTAACCATCATCCCCTCCTTTTAAAAAGTATCTCGCTTATCATTTCCGCCACTGGCTTAAAGCTAAACGTCTGATATGGCATGTCCGCTCTGATTGGATAGTTCCCAGAACGAACGCCTTCCGGAAAAGCTGTTTCTGCATTGTTAAAAGCAGAAAACTTTTTGCTGATTCTGCATCTGATGATTTCGCCACTCTCGTCTTTTAGAGTAAGCGTACAAGCGGTTCTTGCCACAATCTCATAAGACTTAAACCAGCTTTTCCCGATTTCGTTTTTAATGCTGTAGGTTTTTCCAACCTTAAATTTAGTCATTTGTGCTTTCCTTTCCTGCAATGTTCGCACGTTAAAAGGTTCGGGTCTTCTCGTTCTCTGCCACATAGTGTGCAAAGTCCAGCAGCTCGCCATGCTTCTCTGACTGCTTTTTTCTTTGCCAACAGTTCTGCTTTCTGTTCGGGTGTTAATGCAGCATACCGAAAACGGTTGCTTGCATTCATCGCTTCCCGGCATGCTTGGCAAGTAACAAGCCCGTCTGCTGCTGGGGCGTTGTTGCATCGCACACAAATGTGGTTGGCTTTATACCAGTTGTAGCTTTCCAGTGATTCCTGATTCTTCTTCTGCCGCCGTTCTTCTGGGGTCATTTGCTCACATCCTTGCTTAATTTGTCCAAAATCTGGCGTGCTGCGTCCATCACAATCGCACATTCTACACATCTTCCTTGCTTAGCAAGAGCCATTGTTGTGCCTGCAAACATTGCAAGCGATATTTTGGCAGCTTGTAAAGAATCCATGTTCTCCAGTTCCTCAACACGCCAGCTGCCTTTACCGGGTTCAATCGCTGTTGTTCCCATTTTCCCGTTCCTCCTCTGGCTCAGAGTCGTCCACCTTGCCTACAACGCCTTTAAGAATGATGCCAGCTGCATACAAGGCACTCTTTTTGCTCTCTCGATTGAGTCCGCTTATGATTTTGGCAAATGCACAAATGGTCATTATAGCAGCATCAATTTCTTCAAAATCTCTCACCTCAATGCTGGCTGTATCACACTTCTTGTTTGTCTTGATAACGATTTTTCCCATCTTTCTGCTCCTCTCTATCATCTTCCAGGAGAAAATCATACTCCCCGGAAGTATCATTCCGAACCTTGTCTGCAAATCCGCAAGCATTCATGCCGAAGAGCATCCGTAGCAAGTCATCCGTTGTGAACTGCATTTCCGGATTCACACGGACGCTTCGAACGACAGGTTTCGCCATTAGCTTCACACTCCTTTTCCTTCTTTCGGTTCTTCATCTCACACCACGGGCAAATAAAGAACCCTGTTTTCTGAATCGGAACATTAAAATCCAAGTCGCACTGCTCACAGTACATGTATTTGAACCCGTTCCGATACTCAACTTTCCGGCTCATGCTCTGCCATCCGTTCTGGATGTTCTACGAACTCCGGATTCCGTTTGTAGAACTCCACAATCATCATCGTCAACGCTTCATAGACCGAACGGTCTGCCTGCTCCGTTGCAGGCACAACGCTGACTTCCATTGGTTTTTTCATGCTGCACCTCCTCCACAAACCGTATTTCTGTTTGCATTTGCAATTGCCATCCCAATTGCAGCCCATGTAACCTGTTTCTGTTCTTCCTGCGGCAATACGCCAAGTACAGTAAGCAGCGTCGATAATTCCTGCACATCCACCGATAAATGCACATTTGTGCAAATTTGATGGAGGGCAGCTAATGTGCTTGCATTCAGCATAAAGATTCCTCCTTTCAGACTGCATCCTGTTCAATCAGCGGCAACAGTCCATTCGTCTTCAGCAAATCATAGATAAACAGCCGTCCTTTCTGCGTCCAGTAGGTATGGACTTTGGTGTGCTGCTGCCCGTCTGCTCCGGGGAACGTCTGCGTTTTGGTGCTGGTGTAGCCCTTTTCTGCATACTTCTGATACAGCAACCAGTTTTGCCCTTGCTTATACTGTACGCCATTCTGATGTAAATAGCGATTAAGCCAAACGCCAGACTTTCCGTAGTCCTTAGCGATGGAAGTAATGAAAAGCAAGTCTTTGCAGTTCAGGACAACATCATAATAGCTTGCCTTGGGCTGTAGCTCTGCAATCTGCTGTTCCTGCACGGCGACGGTGGTTTCCAGCTGTTGTTTCTCTCGCTGTTCCTCAATCCAGCGTTCCGCACGTTTTACGGGATCTGCAATCATGTAGCTGTCCATCGCTGCCTGCTCCCGAACGCTGAAATAAGTATCCACCAGCACTTCATAAGCCTGCCATGCCTGGTCGGTGTTCAGGCTCTTGGCGTGCAGCAATGCTCCCTTTTCCGTCCAGAGGTAAAAGTTTGTTGCTCTTGAACCATCCTCAATTTGATGACGGTTCAAAAAATCTCTTTTTACCTCTCCTGTTAAGCAATAATAGTGCTTTCCCTCAATGTACCGTGTTTTATTTCGATTGAAATTGTTGGAAATCACTTTACTGTCCGTTCCGTACTGCTCCGCAATCTGAGCGGTGGTCAGTACTCTCTGATTGTTGGTCTCTACGACCTGTAAATTTGGGTTCATGATAAATCTTCCTTTCTGTGCTGGAATAGCACTTCAATCGGCGTTTCCGGAAACCACGTCTTCTGAATAAAGATTGCCTGCTCCACAGTGAACGAGCGTTTTCCGCACGTTTTGTGCCAGAGCGTCCCCTCGTCCACGCCGAGTGCCTGTGCCATTGCCTTTTTCTTAATGCCTTTGCGTTTGATCTCGTATTCGAGAAATGGGTAATTATAACTCTTTTGTTTCATTTGTTTTCCCTCCGTCTTATCTGTGCTTGACTTTTGTAATATTTTGTGGTATGCTATCAATATCATCTCTCACGGAAGGAGGTGATACAATGGCAAACACCAAGCAAACGAGCAAGTCTGTTGCTTCTAAGGCTTCAAAGATTCTTCGTGACGGAAGATATAGCAAAACCTCGAAGTCTGTAGCAGGCAGTGCACTTTCTCAGACAAAGAAGGGCAAGTAAGAGCAACTTGCAATTCTTTTTTTGCGGTGAAAACGAGGCGTGGCGACTGTGCTTCGCCTCATTTTTGCTGTTTTCAGGGAAATTATTTCTTCCGAATCAGCCACAGCACGCAGCCCAAAACGCCGACGCTGCACAGCAGGCTGATAACATCCAGAACGATTTTCAGCGTTTCCATGTGTTCACCTCCCTTCTTTCTAAAAGGTTGACACCGTGCGGAATTTGTGTTATACTATTCCCGAACCCTTGCCGGATGTTCGTTCCATCCGGTTTGGATTCAGTCTTTTTTAGTTGATAATATCACGCATCAAATCAATGATGGTTTTTATCAACTGTAGGATGGCGGTAATCAAGATGATCGTTTTGGTTGTTCGGTCTTGATTGCCGCTTTTTTTCTGCCGTTTTTTCGGCTTTCGCTGTTTCCCCACGGTGTCCGCTCCTTTCTGTAGTTTTCAGCTTTACGCTCGTTTGCGTTTGCTGTGATTATATTATACGCTTTTTTGCGTACATTGTCAAGCGATTTCACAGAAAAAAGTACACAAATATGCAAGCTATATTTTGTGAAAAATGCATAAATGCGTACAACTACAAGGAAATTATCGGATATGCTATTGACAATGTACGCATTTTTGCGTATAATGAAAGTGTAGAAAAGGGGGTGATGACACCTTGGAATTAAAAGATACTTTGAAACAAATCCGTGAAAAAAATGGATTGACGAAACGGGAACTATGTGAAAAAACAGGAATTTCCGAACGTGCATATCTTACTTACGAATTTGGAGAACGTGAACCAAAAATAAGCGTGATCCAAAAACTTGCCGACTTTTACGGCGTAACCACGGACTATCTGCTCGGGCGAGAGCCTGCTCCGGATGACCCGATTGAAATGCTCTCCAGAGAATTAAACCTGAATCTGTACGAAAAAGCAATTGTGACAGCGTATCTTGCAATGGACACAAAAAGCAGGACGGATTTGGTAAAAATGGTGCAAACTGTAGCAGATGCCGTTCAGAGTGGGACGGAATCCAAGTATACATACACCATACAAGTTGCAGCCCGTGGCGATGCAGCGAAGAGCCGGCAGGAGCAGGGGGAAGATGTGACCGTATCCACAACCCTTGGGGCGGTGGAAGACCAGATGGAAGAAACGGCGAAAGCGAAAGAAGAAGCATCGTCCTGACAAGAATTTTGAGAAAATAGCGGGGAAGAGTGCTTGTCGCCCCCTTATGGGGGTGTGGATTGAAATAACAGTTTATCAACAATCAGTGAAAAAACCGCCCTGCAAGGAATTGTGGGGCGGTACAATTAAGGAGCGATTATGAAAAGAGCAGTGTTTTATGGTCGTTATTCCAGCGACCGGCAGACCGAACAGAGCATTGAGGGGCAGCGGCGTGTCTGCGAAGAGTTTGCAAAGGCGGAGCAAATTCAAATCGTGGGCGAATACATCGACCGGGCAACCTCCGGCACTTCTACAGAGCATCGAGAGCAGTTTCAGAAAATGCTAAAGGATAGCAAGAACGGGGGCTGGGATTATGTGCTGGTTTACAAACTCGACCGATTCGCCCGTAGCCGCTATGATAGTGCCATCAGCAAGCAGCAGCTGAAAAAGAATGGCGTAAA